CATTGGTTGAACGCCGCAGATGTCGTATGCCATTAGATTTGGCATAGAACGACGGACTAGGCTAATTAGTACTGGATCATAACCAGAGACGGCTCCGGTGTTGTAGCCGCTTGAGGAGGATGGGCCTCCCAAGTTGCTGTTGCCAGACATATCTTCGACTAGGTGTTGTTGACGAAGGGCTTGCTCTTGGTTCTCTAGAAGAACGGCAGTAACCTTCTTACGGTAATCGTCAGCGATTGTTGGAAGCGCGTCGTGATTTAGGACGGGATTCCACTTCTCTGTTAAAACATCATATGGGGTATTGTCTTGAAATTGCATTTTTTATTACTCTCCTATTGAGTTAAAATTATTTAGTAAAATTTGAAATTAAACCTTTTTATTGATTCTACCAATAGCGCTTACATAACCTTCAACCAAAGTTGTTGGTACTGTTGGAGCCTTGGCAAATGTATCTACGGGATCTGCTACACGGGCGGGAACCGAAACTGGACGCTTCATGTAGTTTTCCTTGATGGCGACCAATTTTTCACGATACTCTTCTGGAGTTGTGAAATTTACATTTTCCATCAAAGATTGTAGTTTGTTGACTTGAGTATCAGCCAAATCCTTTGTTTCAGCAACAAAGATTCCGGCACACTCGGTTAGAGCAACTTGCTTCTTTAGTTCAATCATGCCATTGACGGCTTGATTGAGGTTTTCTTGAAGTTGTCTATTTTGTGCATATAGGTCATCTAGAACATTGTACTTCTCGGCTGGAACATCAATGTAGTGGTTCTCGAAGAGATTCTTGAGACCAGTAATGAAATTTTCAGCGATTTGAGTCTTGATGCCTTGTTCTACGGCGATTGCATTGTCCTTGACCCATTCTTCGACAACATAGTCTAGATAATCATCAACCTTTTCAACCAAAGATTCGGTGACGGTTCCAAGATAAGTCTTGGCGTTTTCGTCTAGTTGAGTGATGATTTCTGCTACTTGGCGCTCAACGCGGTCGGTAACAGCGGCTTCAAAGACAGCTTCAATCTTGGAAACCAAAGAAGGATCTACGTTTTCTCCCAAAATTTCTGAAAGAGCGCTTCTAAAAGCCTCTTCAACTTCTTCTGGGCTTGAGGTTTCTTCTTCACCCTCTTCTTCTGAAGTTTCTTCTGATTCATCAGAAACTTCTTTTGTTGGGGCTTTGGCCATCTTGGCTTGACCTTGAACGGCCATCATGGCACCGGGAACAGCAGGAACGCCTGGTTGACCCATGCCTGCCATTACTGCTGGTGTACCAGTTACAACGGCACCTGGTACCATTGAACCACCACCAACTGTCATGTCTGACTTACCAGTTCCATCTACTACGGTTTTTGCGCCACCCATTACTTGGGCGGCGGCTTCTGCTAAATTGATTTTTTTGTTGTTTTTCATGATTAATTAATCCTTGACTTATTTATTTAGTAAAAATTTATATTATTACATACCTATTGAACTTCTATTTCCCATGCTGCTGATAACTCCTCTTTCTTGTGCAGGAGCAATATTTTGCATGGTCTTTTCTATCCATTCGCCACCCAAAAGTTTTGCTGCTAGTTCTTCTCCAAAGAACGGGTCTAAGCCACCCAATCCTTTTAATTTCTTTGAAAATGTTTGGACATTTCCGGCAAATGAACTTGCTGCATTTTTATTTGATTTGAATTCTACGTCCTTTTTTACAATTCCATATAATGCATTTACAGTTTTATCATCTGCGTCATTTAAATTATTTACTTCATTTTTCGAAATAAACTCAGCATCAACTAATTCTTTTATTTGATCGGTTTTTGTGTCTGCTGAACCTGTCCATTTTTCTGGCACCGTATAACCAGAACCATCAGTTACATAACTTTGTTTTAAATTTGCTGCATCTACTTCACCCAATGCTTTAATTTTTCCAAGAATTCCAGGTAAATTCGCTTTTACTAATTTGATATTTTGAAGATCTTTATATGGAGATGTTATCATCTCCAATGGATCATCTTTTGTGCCACCAGATTTTACATTTTGAAAAGATTGACCAAGCAAAACTGGAAAATTATAAGATAGAGATAATTTCTTACCTCCTACACTTGGATGCATCCCCTGTATTCCAGTTCTGTCCGCTGGCTCATCTGGTGCTGGGGCACCTCTTCCTCTTCCAGATGAAGCGCCATAGGTATAGTATGGGTCTCTTTTTCCAGAATCTGCACTAGAAGGACCACCAGAAGATTGTCTAACATTCTCTTTATAAGTTGGATCTATTTTATTTTTTTCAAGATCCGTTTTACGATCCAGTGGAAGAGTTCGTTTTGATATCTCTTCTTCTTGTGCTCTTTTTTGATCTGCTTCTATTTTTTTCTTTTCTTCTTCTGTTGGGGACACAGGAGAACCAGAAACATCAACTGGAGGTGTTGGTGGTGGGACTGGTTTGGGTTCTGTTGCTTTTACAGCATCTTCTTTTTTACTTTTGGACTTTTTTGTGTCCTTTTTATCTTTGGTAGGAGAAGCATCATCTTCTACAAGAAGAGATTTTAAATAATATTTTGTGTCTTCGTGTAGTTGATATTTAAACATTATAGTCCCTTGAAGTATTGTTCAAATATTTTTACAATATTTTTGTTTAAGTCTCTCTTTGATGATTGCTTAATCAATCGTCTTGATGCTTCTAGTTGTCTTTCAGACCATAGGCCGTTTTCAAAGATCCATTCGCGACCTTCCATGATTCCGTTTACGAAAGCATTTGGTGCCGAAGGATCTGCAACAATGTCGATTGCGGCCAACATGAAGTCCTCTTGAACTTCTTGATAACCATTCTTGGCTTTGAGAGAACCCATTCCACGAGTCGATACGCCAAGTTGTGCACCTTCATCAATGAGGTTTTTTACGATACGACCCATTGGGGTGTCAAGAACTTTGGCTTTTCCGTAGATGTTTCTACCATCTTCGTGTAGTTCTTTTACGATATGGGATACACGATCAAGATTTACTGTTGGTCCTGATGGGTGGTTCAACTCACCAAGTGCGCGGCCTTTGTCAACATACTCTGTGATATAGCGCTTGCATTCTTTCAACAAAGTGTTTTGTGGATAAATGCGACCGTTGCGATTCTTGGTTTCGGATTGCATGAAAATGCCTTCGATGAAATAGGTCTTTTCACCGTTTCCGACATTCTCTTTGATGTACTTTACGTCTTCAGTTAGTTCCGTTATTAGTTTCATTGTTACCTCTTATGAGACTGTTTGCCATATTTTTATAGGCGTCTTGAATTCTTTGATTTACTTTCTCATATAAAGCTTTTTCTGTCTCTTGCTTGAAGGCAACAGCATTTTCATCAACTAAATGGGTGAGCATGTTTTTTACTTTTTGATTCATATTAGTGCCTCTGAGTTCTTATAAAAATTTATGTGCTGTTTGAAAGATTCGTTATTATCAAAAATGCTTTCTGCCATTATTTGTCTGTTTTTTGGACTTAAATTTTCAAAAAGCATTTTTACTGACTTTATATCTTCTTCGTTTATATTTATAACACTGTTATCTTTTAATAAAATTTTGTCAGTTGGGTTTTGTGAATACCCTTCCAAAAAATTTAATAATATTTGGATCTCTTCTGTTATTTCAGTATTTTGTTGTGGAACCTGCAATAATTTGTTTTGTATGTCAATTTTTGCATATTCAATCGACTCATTTAACTTAAAGGCTAATGCATACATCAAATTTTGCTTGAAGAGATCATCATTCTCTTCAATCAATTCGTTGATTCCTCTTTGAATTAAGTTTTTTACGTATGTCATTGTTGCTGTCCTTGTTGCTGTCCTTGTTGTTGGGCTTGTTGTTGGGCCTGTTGTGCAGCCATTTGAGCCATCTGCTCTTGTTGCATTCGTTGTCTATCGACTTCCATTGCCTTATCCATTACCTTCATTTCTTCTTCAGTTTGACGCAAGACTTTGCTGCGAACGTACTCTGTTGAGAAATATCTTCCGATATATGGTTCAACAAAAGACAACATCTTTAAGCGTTCTGCAAGAATTTCTGATTCTTTTAGATCCCAGAAATAATTATCAGTGTTATATACAAATTTAATGTAAGGCTTTAGTTCATTCCAGTCGTCTTCAGTCATGATTCCCTTGAGAATCATCTGAACACGCATGAGATCCAAAAACAGTTTTGTAAACTGGTGACGAACTCTTTCAATGAACTTATAGAACTTAATCTCTTCTCTTGTTATTTGTACGGATTGACCGAGATTAAATCCAGTCTGATCTGAGGCAAGACGACTTAAAGGAACATTCAATGCACCATACAACTTCTTCTTGAAATAATCTACGTCTTCAATTTGGGACATTGCTTGTCCGCCGGGAAGAGTAGTGATTTCAGTTCCTCTTGAACCTTCACGCCGTGGTAACCAGTAATCTTCTAGAACACTCAAGTGATTGCGTTCATCGCGAACTTCACCTGTTGCTTGATTGTAGATGAGTTTGTTGCGGAAACGACTCATCATGTCTCTCATGTACTGTTCGGCTTTTTGCTTTGGCAATTGACCTACGTCTACATAAAAGATTCTACGCTCAGGCGCGCGGGCTATACGGTAAACTAGAAGAGCATCTTCTAGTTGCCTCAACATGTTCAAAGGACGAATAGCCTTGTGTAGATACCCCAATACACGCTTTGTATTGAGATCTACAACACCAGAAGGAACATAAACAACGCTGTCTACAGACAAATGCAGGCCGCTTGGACCTGTTATCATGTAACTTTCTTTATCTGTATTGGTGTATAGATAATATTCTTCAATCTTTTTGATAAATGAAACTTGTTGGTTTCCAGCCTTTTCGTTTTGTTTTTCTACCTTTCTTACCTTTTTAATTTTTAAAGGATCGATGGGTAGAATCTCTTTGATTCCCTCTGCTGGCTGATCTTTATCTATTATTACATTGTAAAATATCTTTGAATCAATATACCATCTTCTAAAAATTTCATATGATTTGGAATTAAAATCCAACATATGAATGATGTTATCAAACTCTCTGTATATTTTTAACTTTATTGGTTCTGCTAAAGGAAGATCCTTGAGATCCAGTTTTACTGGCTTTCTATCTGTTCCCGGCACAATAGATGCATTAACAATCTCATCAATTGCGTTGTCTATTTCTGGATATATGGACATGTTTCTGTATTGAATTACAGAAGCACTTTCATCTCTCAAATTTGCAGCATAATCTAAAGCAGTTCCAAAGAAACCACCAGCATCAACGGTAACTGTTCCATCAAAAATTTCAGGAGCAGCAAAACTCTGAATTAGGTTATCTTTTTTATCTTCTTTTGCTGTTTTCTTTTTACCGAATTGAAATCCAAAAAGAGGTAGGTCCATTATGTATCCTTTTTCACATTATGTTATGTTAGTATTTGTAATTTGAACAGTTCTATCGAATATTTGCACAGTATCAAACACAAACACTACGTTAAAAGTATTTAACACATTTGGACGACCCATGTTGAAACTAATTTCATTTACTGATCGTGGCCAGCAACCATTTAACATAAAAGTTTTTATGGTATTTCCGTTTAAGTCAAGTTGATTTATACGCCAACCAAATGCTTTATACGAAGGTTCGGTTGATTGTTGTGCAGAAACATCTGATACGTTTGTAAAATGATTGTTTATTCTATTTTGCCAAGATTGAAATTTTTGCCACAAATTGTTTGCGCCTGAAGAGGGATCGTCTAACACTGCAACTGACCATGTTGAATACATTTTTTCACCTGGAAAAAATGATTTTCTTCCCAAGTAATCATACACAATTGTGCTTGTTTGTAGAGTTGGTATCAAAGATGATCTGACGTGGAATGACGATAAAGCACCGCCAGAATATGGAATAACACCCTGAATCTCAAAACGGTTTTGTCTTGTTCCTCCAAGAAAATCTGTTTTAAATTGATTGAGTGATGTTTGTGCCATTTTATACTCCAGTAATAAAACTTATATGATCAAAAGTCAATGTTACTTGAAATGTCACAATTTCAGAAGATCCCATATCAAAATTTATACCACCCACTTCACTTGGCCAACAACGATGCAATCTTATATGACGAATTGTATTACCATTATTATCTAATTGTTCAACTGTCCAATCGGTTTGTAATGATGCATAAGAAAAATCATTGTTACTGACTTTGTGTGTTACGTGCCCATCCATCAATTCTTTCCATGTGTGGAAAGATTTCCATAACAAATTATTATTGTCATCATAGATTGTTATAGGCCATACACTGTATTGTCTATCTCCGGCGTAATATGCCATTCTTCCTCTAAAAGGAACGCCAACTACACCTATGTCTGCCTTTGGTAAAGACGCCGAGGATATAGTAAATCTACCTCTATTAAATGCTTGAGCCGCATTTGGTATACCAGCAGGAAAAGCAGAATTCACAACGAATCGGTTTGCTCTTGAGCCGCCTTTAAAGGCTGTTTTAAATTGGTTTAGTGAATTATTTGGCATTAGTTTTTATATTAGGTTGAACTTAGATTTACATTGATGACAAACGATGTTACTCCAAGTCTTGGTGTTACAGACACTAGTATATTTAATGTAGTTGCATTATCAGTATTATTTGAAGAATCACAAACTACTTGTGTTTTAGTTGTATCTATAAATGTAGTGTACTGTTGTAAATATGCTAATATTTCATTAGTAACCAAAGTTCTTGTGGCTTCATTATTGATGTCATACAGATATTTCAAACCAATGTTTGTAATATCTCTATCCATAGCTGCTTTCATTTGAGCAGGGCCAACTCTTTCATTTACAGTTACATCTGTTGTAGCTGCGGTTGCACCAACAAGGTCTTGACCCAAAAACTTTGGATTATAACTTAAGAAATAATTTACTCTATTGTTCTTTAGAATGGTTTTTAGAGTAGCATCAGACCAAGCAACGGTGTTATCTACACTACCATTCAAAACTGTAGATCTATCGATACCGGCTACAGTCAAATACAATTCATTTCTATCTTTTGCTCTTGCAAAGAATCCACATACATCTGGAACTGCAGTTTGTGTGTATGTCAATGTAGAACTTCCAAGAACAGAACTTGTATTGAAATTGCTAACAGTCTTTTGCCCATACACATTGAAAACTCTGTCTGCAACTGCAGGTGAATCACCAAAGGCAACATAAGATGGAGAACCAAACAAAGAATCAAAATTTGCGGCAGTATAACCAGATCCATTTGATTGTGATGCAAATACGCCTGTAGTATAGGGATTGTTGATCAACCATTGTGAAATTGCTGCAGTTGCACAAGATCCCATCAAAACATCAATGTTTTTTCCGGTCGTGTTTGTGTAATTATTAAACCCTGTTGTGCTTCCGGTTATTACTAGAGCGCCGCCGTATGCCAAATAACTAATGGCCAAAAGGAAATCTTTTCCGTTTGTAATACCAGATAAAGTATTGTTTCCATTATTTAAAAATAGACCATAAGTATCCCCGGTATTTCTGGCTAATATAGCCCCCGTGGATCCGCCTAAAGCGTTAAAATCATTTACTAGATCATTTGGAGTGGTATAAACGATGTATGTATCGGATGTTCCACCTTTTGTAGGTGATTGTTTAAAATATCTTGAATATACTAACCAACCAAACATACCACCTGGGTCTGCTGTGATTGTGTTACCAGAATAAGTAGCC